TCGACGGATCGATCAGCACCATGTTCGGCGCGAGCAGCCGCGGCAGGCCGCGCTCGTTCGGCATGTTCTCGAACCGCGTGAGCGCCTGCTGAATCGCGAGCGAGCTGAAGCCCACGTCCGGGGACGGACGGTTGGCGACCGTCCCGCCGCCGAGCAGCGGATGCGCCGTGGAGCAGAGCGGCTGCCCGTCGAAACCGACGAAGGCGCCGGACGTGTCGAAGGCGTTGTTCAGCACCGACCAGGCATCGACCTCCTGGCGGTTTCGGCTCGCGCGCGCGAGCTCGGCGACCAGCTCCCGCATGATGCCGTACTGATCGTCACGCCACATCGGCCACGTGATCTCGACGCCCAGGCCGAACGGCGAAGCCTCGTACTGCACCGTGCCGCCGAGCCGCGGCTCGTCGAGCGGGAAGTTCTCGCCTTCCGGCATCGCGAGCAGCGTGCCGAGCCCCGCGATCTGCTGGTCCTTGACGGGGTTCCACGGCATGTCGTCCACGTTGAAGAACAACGTGTACTCCAGAGGCCGCTCCTTCCCGGTCTCGACGTAGACCCGATAGAGATCGGGCTTGAGGAGTGCCGCAAATGCACCGCGCCCTATAGCCAAGGTCTTACCCTCCCTGCTCCACGGCTAGCTTTTGCTTGTGGCGCCACAAGGCCTCATTTCGGCACTCGCGGCACTCCCGGCGTCCCCGTGGATCGACGTACAGGTTGTCTCCGTCGAGCGGATGGCCTGCTCGTCGGCAGTGTGTGATCACTGCGTTCCGACGCCTTGCATTTTCCCGATGCGACACCAGTTCGAGGTGCCACGGGTTCACACACTTCTTGTTTCGGCACAGGTGGTCTGGTTCCAGCCCTTCCGGAATTTCTCCCCGCAGCGCGAGAAATGCCCAGCGGTGCGCACGGTTCGACCGCCCCTCCGCCCAGAAACACGCATAGCCCGACTTCCACACAAAGCCTGTCCACTCCCAGCAGCCGCCGTCTGCGGTCCGCACGAAGGAGAAGAAGCGCTGCAATGCGGCGTCGGTTACCATGCGATGCGTCTCACTGCCACAGCGTTGTGCTGACCGGGAAGCAGAACTCCTCCCGCGCCAGCCCGAAGTTCGGCCCGGCCACCGGATCGCCCTGGAACGTCGCATTGGGCGGCGTGCCGCTCACGCCCGAGCCCGAGCCGGCTTCGCCGAACGACGGCGCGTCGTTCGTCGTCGCGCCAACCTTGTCCACGAGGCCCGTGATGATCGCGCCACTTCCGCCGCCTCCGGCTCCCAGCACCCAGCGCCCCGTCGTGGCATCCTTGTGCAGCGCGACCACGCTTCCGATGTCGGCCAACGCGATCGGCGTCGAGCCGGTGTCTGACTGGCCGTTGGCCGAGAGGCCGGTCTTCGATGCCACGAACCGGCGGTTCGGCAGCGCGAGCGCGACGAGCACGTCCTGGTTGGCGCCGGTCGTGGCGTTGAGCGCAATGCCGACGATGCGGCTCCCGGTCGTCGGCCCCGTCGCCGAGTCATTGAACTCACTAACCTTGCCGCCGGAGAAGACCACCGGCGCCCCTTCGGTGATGGCGCCGCCAGAGATATAGACCCGGTCCTGCGCCGCCACACCGGCGTGCCGCAGGGGCTTGATGATCGCGTGCTTGACTGCCATGCTCGTGCTCCCTTACCGCTTGGGCGTTAGCCCCGTGCGCCCGCGCCCGGCGCCGGGACACCGGGAATCGTCCCGGTTTTCAGCATTTGGTCGATCTTGCCACCCGCATTCAAACGATGGAAGTCCCGCAGCGCCCGCGCGCGCACCTGCGCCCGCCGCGCATCGGCTTGACTCGACATCGCTTCCTCGACGAATCCGGGCAGCTTCTCGTACACCCGCGTCCCCGCCCGCTCCGCCAGCTCGTGCACGCGCGAGACGATGCCGGCCTGCTGCGCCTCGCGGAGCAGACGATCGCGCTTGTCGAGCAGGAGTTTCCGGTCGAGCCGAATCCGCATCAGCACGCAATCGGCGACGACCCGCGTGCCATCGACAAACCGGTGCTCCTTGGCCTCCGGCATGTCGCCGGACACCAATTCCCACCCTATCGCCTGCATTCGCCGGACCCACCGCCCGCCAAACTCGTTGTGCGGATCGCGGTAGATCCAGGCATAGGCGTATTCCGGCTGCGCATTCGAGACGTACACCTCGTTCATCTCGTTCAGCGCTTGCCGGACCTCGTTCTCGATTTCGAGGTTTTCGGGATCGGCGCGGGTGACCTCGATTTGCTCCAGCAGCTTATTCGCCGCCGAGATCAGCCGCTCGGCCTTCCGCGCGATCTCTTCGGGCTTGAGCTTCTCGCCCGCCTGCTCCGCCTGCTCCGCGACGGCCGCCCGGGCGCCCGCCTCATCATCCGCCGTAAAGGTCGGCTGGTCTTGTGCCATGCGATTCTCTCCTACGCAACCGCGAGCAGCGGTGCAAGTCTAGGCATTCCCGCGGGTTTCCTCGTCGAGAAGCTGCTGGTACGTCTTCATGTACGACGCCCAGTCTTTATAGCCGAGCGATCGGGCGAAGTCGTCCTCCGACTGGCCGCCCGTGCCTTTGTGCTGCAGGGCGTCCCGCGCCTCCGTAGCCGCCACACCGAGGAAACTGTCGAGCGACGGGACCTCGTCGGCCTCGCGCTTGACGCTGGCATCCCCTGCCCCGGTGCCCGGCGTGGTGGTTTTCGCCGCCCCGGTGGCCTGATCCTGCGCCTGGCGAATCGCGGCCTCGGCGGCCTCTCGGGCGAGCTCGTCCGCATGCGCGCCCACGACGGCGTTGTAGATCGTTTCGATCACGATGGGGTTGGCGCGGACATCGGGCGAGAGCGTATTCAGCCGCTCATCAATTTCCTTTCGGAATCGCTGGTAATACTTCATGTTGCCCGCGGTCACCCGCCTCGACAGCTCGCTCAGCGTGTTCACGCCGTATTCCTGCAGCGGCTTCACGTGCTGCTCGATCACCCGCTGCGTGGCCGCGTTGACGGCGCGATCGACGAGGGCGCGAATCCGCGCCGCCGCGCCCTGGCCGCTCAACACGGCCTGGTCGATGTCGGCGTCACTGATGTCCGGCGCCTGAGGCGTCGCGGGGGCCGCCGAGGGCGACACGACCACCTGCGGCTGGCGCGTGGCCAGCGCCTCGACCTTCTCCGTGAGGGCCGCGACCGTCTGCGCGAGCCGTTCCCCGGCGCTTTCGAGCGCCGCAGAAAGCATCGTCTGTACCTCTTCCTTCGAAATCCCCGCCGCCGGCGGCGGAGGTGGCGGTGGGGGCTCGACCTTGGGCTCTTCGCGCTTCGGAGCAAACAACCGTGGCATGCAATCCTCCCAATTACTTCTTGTGATTTGCGGTCACGGCGAACAGCACCAAGCGGATGCCGTCCACCTTTCCGCGTTGATACGCCAAATCATCCGGCGTGTGAACCTTCGAAACGCGATCCTCGGCGTCGATCAGTGCGGCGAGATGCGACAGGAAATCCTCGCGGGCTTCCGGTGTCGACTGCAAAAGGCGAATCCAGGTCCGCATCTCACCCGCCAAACGGCTCCCCGCCCGCGCTGGCGACGCCGGGTGCGGGCGGCGCCATCGGACCTTGGGTGGGCGACGGCAACGCCGCTGGGGGCGGTTGCCCCAAACCCGCCACGGCCTGCGCGGCCATGGCTTGCGCCTGCGCCTGGGCCTGCGCCGCGTCGCCCGCGTTGATCGTGGCTTCCAGCTTCGTTAGATCCAACAGGAACGTCTGCGGATCGCGGACGTTGTCGAAGGTTCGGAGCGTCCGATCCATCAGCTCCGTGCCCTTCTTCGCCACGTCGAGCAGCACTTGGCGCAGCTCGGGCGGCATGGGCTGGGTCGCCGCCTGGAGCGCCAGCGCCGCCGTCTTCTCGTAGTAGCTGCCCATCAGATTCGCCACGAGCACGGTGTTTTGCCGGTCGGCTTCGCGGTTCACCTGCGCCGAGCTGGCGGTCATTTCGACCGCCACCCAGCGAGTGAAGTCGGTGGTCGTGAGCACGTCTTCGATCAACTGCGCCCGCTCCACGCCCATCGTCATGCGGATGTGGTCCTCGACCGCCGCGTCCTTGGCGAGGAGTCGTTCGCGGTAGCGCATGAGCGCTTGGCGCACCGCCGCGGCCGTCTTTTCCCGCATATCGTCGAACGCCGGGACGAAC